CGAAATGACATCCAACTATGGATGAACATGGACCCTGCCCAAATGACACAACCTGTTCCGGGTGATGCTAACTTTGCTTTTGAATTATTGTTTAACCGAGAAGCAGAAGTATATTCTGGTACATACGCTTCAGGAACTGCAACAAATGTTGGCACTCCTTTTATATCTGCAAACGGGCAAACAGCAATATCATCAAACATTCCTGCAATCCTCCCTACAAATGGCGATAGCACGTTAGGGCAATACAGCGTTACAGACATTGGCGTTCTTGCAGACTTGATTGTCTTTGATGAATTAATTGGTCAAGGTCTTAACTCGCAACTCATTGAGGCAATGGTTAAGCGGGCAGAAACAGGGGCGGCTTACAGAGATGCACAAGCAAAAAAAGACACAACAAGTGATGATGAAGATAAAACACCCGAAACACCCACAGTGTCTTTTAGTCGTACAGAAACTGAAAGTGCCTTACAAGCAAACTGGGGTAACTCTGCGTTTCTTATTGCCCAACCAATTCGTGTAGTGCTTTCATCGCTGTTTATTGTAGAAGGTTATGTTACGTCTACAACTGTAATGTTTAATAAGTTTACGCCCACAATGGTTCCAGTACAAGCAACAGTAGGCATCCAAATGCAGGCTATGTATATGGGATTTGGAAAGAAAGACACGTTCTTTACTAAAGCCTTTGCAAGCAACGAAAAGAACATTGAAGATAGGGTGTCATCTAGTCGCACAGAAACAGATGCGCTAGGAACCCTTGGATCTGACCTTTTTAAAAAAATAGAAAACCCAAGTAGCGCAGAATTTATTGTACGCCCTCAAGACTTTTTTGATAAAGATAAAGGATCAAAAGATTTCACGGTACGCTTTTTAGCAACCAACTCGTTACGAGATGAGATAAGCAACAAAGGCAGTATTACAAAAGTAACAGTAACTGCAAATATAGAAATAAAATATAAAGGAAACAGTGGCACCGCACCAGCAGGAGTTACCTATGATATTGGCGAAACTATCTTTTCTAAATCAGCATCATATGATCTTGACATATCTCAATTAAATAATACAAAACGAGATCCTTGGGACTCTGCAAAATTTAAAATAGAACAAAGCCAAGAAGTTGCAAATGAGACATTAGATAAATCTAATGGCTCTAAATACCAGTTCATTACAACGTACACAGCAGTACTTGTAGGTACAGAAGGTGGCACTGTAGATTGCTTACAAGTAATTAAAATTGATAAGGAAGTTAGTTGGTCTACCAATATTTCAATGGGTAGTGACGCCACAGTCCACAGTGAATACTACGACGGTGCAAACAACCCAGCAAGAGCAGGAGGATTATAATGTTGTCATCATCTTCTCGTTACACCACTACATCTGCTGAAAAAGATGGAACATCTATAGTTATTGCTGTTCGTAAAAGCACTTCTTTTGTGCAGTACAGCACATACACCGCACGAGACGGTGACTCTTTTATTAACATCGCTACTAAACTATTCGGTGACCCATCTCAATACTGGCGTGTTGCAGATATTAATCCACAACTTAAGTTTCCTGATTTAATACCTGCTGGAGAAACTATAAGGATTCCTAAATGATCTTTAAGAGTGCCTTTGCTGGTTCTCCTGATGTGTCTGTAATAATCAGTGGGGCGTTGGTTGACTACACAACCATTACGTCTGTGTCCGTTGATATTAGTGAACACTCCCACGACATTGCAGTTTTAACTTTTAATGGGCTAGTTCCTAAAGCCATCACAGATTATGTGGGTGCGCCAGTGTTTATTTCTATAGCCACTAGCCCTGCGGCTATTTGTTCTTTCTATGGATACGTTGCATACAACAGTCCTCAATCGTATTCCCGTGCTGGTCTTGTAAACAACAGCCCATTTCAAACCGCAGAAGTTGTTTGCTTCGGGGCTAGTTATGAAATGAAGTCTATTAAAAACAAAGCGTGGGCTAACGCCACCATTCCTTCTATTGTTGATGACCTTGCAATGGCATACAACATGTCTTATTCAGTGCCAGAAGATCACTTTACTTGGTCTCACCTTGTACAAACTAAACAATCGGACTGGTCGTTGCTTTCTAACATTGTGTCTTCTTTAGGTTATGGGATGACCATAAACGGGACGCACATCCATGTCTACGATCCTTACAAAGCAATTGCCCGCCAACTTCCTTACGTTGAGTTGAAGACCGTTAGGGGCGCTCAAGGAAGTCCACAGTATGTTCCCGGTGCACTAATGGAGTTTAACGGCACCTTTGGGGACATCACTCCAGATGGAACATCCAACAAGTTTGAATTTGTAGGAATAGATAACGCAGGTAATGTTATCAAAACAGATACCGATGAGATGTGGTCTGAATTAGGTGAACGGGTACCTTCTCGTTTTACTGACCAAATAACTACTAATGTCTCTTCTATTGACATGCTTTCTCGTTTTGCTAAAGCAAAGAAAAAGAATACATACCCATACAACGCTGTAGCAATTACAACTGGCATTGCTGAAGCACTTCCCGGATCTGTCGCCAAACTTGACAATTACGATTCAAACTTTGATGGGTATTGGTTAGTTCGTGGCGTTAAACATACGGTAACCCGTTCCAATTTTGTTACAGAACTTAAGTTGTCCACAGACAGCACAAGCAAATCTAAACCTACGGTGAACCCAAGTGCGGCATACAACTTGCCCCCTTTGCCTCGTTTAAACACAAGTGACCGTTGGGAAACATCAGTGGAGTACAACAATGTCTACGTGTGATCCATCTGTATACCGAGCCATTGTTGCATCTTCAAATAGTGCTAACGGTCAAATATTTGTGCGTATCCCTTCCCTACTCGGAATAGACAGCACAATTGAATTGTCTAAGATCGGACGAAGCGTTCACAATGGGGTGTGGACAGTACCTGCTGTAGGAACTCAAATAGTGGTTACTGCTGACGACCCAAACTTCACTAACGCTTTTTGGGTACAAACAGACGCAGTGATAAATCCTCTTTCTCCTTTTCAATGCACATCATTAACTAATCCATCTACCCCATACGGTGGTCAACTAATATTTGAAACAGATACCAAACTACTTAGAATATGGAATGGCACAACATGGAAAACCGTTGTAAACGCATCTTAATTAAGGATAAATAATGACATCTATACGAGTACCTTTTTCAATTAATGCTTCTGGTAAAGTGGCAAAAACCCTTGACCCACAAGTAGTTGCTGAACAACAAATCATTGATGTGCTCACTACAGACAAGTTTGAGCGGGTGCTTCGCCCAGACTACGGTGCAAGTGCCCAACAACTGTTGTTTGAACCTATGGATGACCTTGTTTTTTCTGAGTTTAAAATGGACGCTTTACAAGAACTAAACCGTAACTTAACCATTGCCACTGTTTCAGATATACGCATCCGCCCCTTAAGTGTTCCAGTAACTGGAGATGAGGGACAGAACGTACTTGAAATATGGGTTCGCTATAAAATGTTACCCTTTACACAAACGTCTTTTACTTTCCGTATTACTGCCCCTAGTTACCTGACCGAGGAATCAATTCTATGAGTACATTTGACTACACAAGTCGGGATTATGCGTCTATTCAAGACGACCTTCTCCGTCGTGCCCAAACCCAATTGCCCGAATGGACAAACAGGGAACCATCTGACTTCGGCATGGTTCTTGTTGATCTGTGGGCTTACATGGGTGATGTTCTTCATTACTATGTTGACCGTGCGGCTGGGGAATCTTTTCTAGGCACTGCTACACAACGTGAGTCGGTTTTGGCTATTGCTAACTTGCTTGACTACGTACCGTCAGGTCGTCGTGCGGCTACCGCAACCATTACGTTAAATGCTAATGCTACTTCAGCGACTGACACAGCCCCTATTTATATTCCAAAATATACCCGTTTCCTTGCCACCCCTCTTGTAGACACCGCTTCTCCAGTGATCTTTACAACCAATACAGCAATTGCCTTTACGGGTACGTCAGGTGGAGCATCTACACCACTTGTAGACCTTGATGGGGTTACATACGCAACTTATGCTAAGACTGAAAATATTACAACATTCCTTACTGAAGGTGAAATCTTTAGTGAAACCTACACAAGTACAGGACTTT